CTCATTGTATATCGTTTGTTATCAGATAACTTAGTGCTAATTTTTGAAACGTCAAACACGTATGGAGGTAAGAACATACTAGCTATAATAATAGAGTTCTCTGGGTCTTCTGGTAATTCAGGAGATTCAGAAGCAACACCTTGAATAACTTCAAAGTTTCCATTAATTGTTTGAATTAGTTTATCAGCTCTTGGTAAGTAATAATGTAAGTCAGCTGTTACTGATGAATCTACTTTTGGCGGTAAACCAAGTTGAGAACCAGTACCAGTAAAGTTAGTTCCTGCATCATCTTTTCTTGGTCTGAAATCAATACAATCTCTTAATTGTACTTCACCAAATCTTACACTGTTAAATGTTCCAATGCCTTCATATTCTGAAGTTGATGTACCGTAAGATAAAACTGAGAAATAATCACCAGCACCATGTGAGTAATAATCAAATGTTACTACCATGTTTCCAGTTGCAACTGGAGCAGCACCTGCTTTCTTTCTAATTTTTGATACGCCGTAAAAACTTTCTGTTTGGCCAGTATCTAATACAAATCTGTCTGTGACATTCGTACCATTTACATCTACAATAGAATCAATATTAAAGACATCAGCTTTTGCTAATGAATATGAAGCTGCATCTCCGTCTGTAACATTAATAGTTACTGTCTGATTGTTTTGTGCTGTTTTATTTTTTTGTACAGCTGTCTTTTGAACTGTTGCTATAACGTGGCAAACTGTGCCATTACTAATTGATAATCCATCAGCATCAATAACTAATGATGAACTACTTGTTGAGTCAAAGGTAACATTTGTTCCAGAAATAATAGCACCATTACCTGGAGCAATTAATACATCAGTAGCTGTATTAACAAAAGCCTCTCCTGTACCTGCAGCGATTGTTAACTGACTATTAGAAACTGTAACATCTTCAAATCTTTTTCTGACTTGATAAGTAACATCAACTGTTGTACCACCGTCTTGGTAAGTATCTTTAATAGCATCGTATGGAAGTTTCCAGATGCCACCTTGTTTACCTGCTTTAAATCTTCTACCTGTGGTTGCTAATGTTCCAACAAAATCATTTACGCCAGCAGATGGGTCTGAGAATATTACGTTAGTAACATCACTAAAGTTATTTGAACCAGTCATCGTGACATCGAATACATATAATCCTATGTATGCAGCATTATGTGCAATGTCTCTTACTCTTGCTGTTCCTATATTTGCATTAGAACTATTTCTTAAATTGATAACTGTTAAATCATCAATTGGAGGTAAGCCTTTTACTGAGCTAGATGTTAGCTTAATAAAGTTACCATTTGTTAATTGTGTTACCGTAGCATTTTCATAACCAACATCTGTAGTACCATCTCTTGGCTTATCAACATCAACAAATGTTGTAGTTAAATTTTCGTTTCTGAATCCTTGTACATAAGATACATTAGGTTCTATACCAACTTTAAATTTATCTGTGTCGCTATCGTGTGCTTTAATATCTAATTGATATGGGTTTAAAGAATAGTTACCACTTTCTTCAAATGTTCTTCTAGCTAATCTCTTTGAAAGTTCAGCACCAGTATCAGCTTGGTCTGTTTTATCTACTCTGGTAACTCCTTTTCTTACTCTTAATAAATTAATGAAGTTATTGATTGTTCTATTTTCTTTTTCTAATGCATCCTTAGATAACACTGCTGAAATTTTATATCTGTTAGCGCCAGGTGCAGAAGCATTAGTTGTCCCTGCAGCATTATCAGCAAGTGATACATCTTCTGATGAACTAACAACTTCTTCAGTTACTGTTAAACCTACTAAGTATGATGGAGTGTTTGAATACTTATCTAATATTACATCACTTGTTCCAACATAAACATATGAACCTGAGATAAAATATACACCTTCAGATATACTGGCAATAGAACCTTTACCGATAGCATCTGTTGCTACGCCATTAACAGTAGCTCCTGTTGCTAATAATTTACCAAATCGTACTGTGGTCGCATTTGATTGAAACTCTTCTTGTACTACGAATTTTTCTACTGTTTTATTAGAGCCACCCTTTGATTTATATTTTACATATAAAGTAATTGGTGCACCACTAGTAGCATCAGCAGCTTCAGCTCTTAATACTTTAGCTTTTACTTGATTACCAGTTTGACTTGAACCTGTAATGGTTGTCCCTACGAATTCTGATAAGTAAGCTGATGTTGTGAGTGTTGCTGAACCTAATGTTGACTGAGTAAATCCATCTTCAATTTGAATATAATCGAATTCTGTATTTAAAGTAACTTGTCCTTTAACTACTCTTGAGCCATCTTTAAATGCATACTGACCAGCTCTATCAATCTGAGCTTGAATAGATGTTTGCATTTGTGTAAGCTCTCTAGCTTGAACAGCAAAACCTGGTCTGTAAAGGATTCTATAAAATCCTTTGTCTTCATTAAAGTCATCATAATATGGTGCTTGTGGATAAGTCTTTACTTTTGTTGTACTCATTTAAAATCCTATGTTATAATATTACGAATTCTTAGAATTCAATAATACATTTAATATCTTCAATCTGCGTTAATGCTCTACTAATTGGGTCTCTATTTTCTAAGAAAATCATTTGACCTGAGCCTCTTACGAAAGTATCATCGTATCTTACGTGTGCATCTGTTCCTGATTCTGAACCTACAGCCTTAAGAGTTGTTGAACCCCCTGATGGTAAAGTACCTGTTACAGTATCGTTTGCCTGGAATGGTATATAACCAGTCTTAGAGTTTTGATAATAATGTAACTTATCGTCTGTATCAATTTCTACTAGATAAGCTTTAGCTCCACTATTATTTCCAACAATTAATTGGTCAACAACAAAGTTTGAAGTTGTTTGGCCATTTGCAATTTCTAAATGTTTCATTGTTTTAATTGTTGTAGCAGTAGCTACTGTAGTTCCACTTGTGTATGGATTCTTTAGAATTGTAATTTGTCTAAAGTCATTACCTGTTGTAAAGTCAGAACCATCATTACCATCTAACTGAACGTTAAGTGATACATAGAAAGCTCCTAATTCTTTGACCGGGTCTGTTCCGTGTCCGCTTTGTGGAGCAATAACTGCTCTTGCTGTAGCACCTGTACCTGCAGTTCCGCCTGATGCATTGTTGTGTGTGATTGTAACATCGGCTACAGTATAATCTGTTCCTTTTGCATTTAATGCGATTGCTGTAATAGCTCCAGCTGTAACTGTAACACCAGCATCTACAACAGCTGCATCTTGACCATCTCCAGAGATAGCTACTGTAAAGACATCAGCTGAATCGTAATTACTTCCACCATTAGTAACTTCAATTCTTTCAATGCCGGCAGCAGTGGCAGAAGTTCTTGAAGTAATCTGTGATTGTTGTTGTGGATAGTTTACATCGGTTGTTGCTAGGTTTGCAGTTTCACTAACTGTTTTAACTGGCATAAATGAATTCGTTAAAAACTTCTCAGAGTCAGATGTAATAATTGTGTACATGTATTTCCATGTATAGCCATCACCACCTGTATTGGGTGCAACAGTTGTATGAGTTGGTTGTACACTTGTTGTACTTGGACCAACCTTTAATAGTTTATATACTTTAAACTCTGATGTTAAGCAGTAAAACTTTTTATCGTAAATATCTGCATCGTCCGAATCCCATGCTACAAAATCTGCAGCTCCATCAGCATAGTTATATCTTGGTATAACGTGTGAAATATCTGAATCACTGATGAGCTTCATTGCAATCATTTGTTGCCATGCTTCTCCTAAATCGTCTGAGTGGTCGCCTGGTGTAAATGGAATTGTATCAGTTAAATCCGATGTGTTTGTTGACCATACATCAGATTTACCAATTCCTAAATAAACACTGTTATTTGAATCGGCGACATCTTCTTTAAAATTCTCTGCATTGAGAACTCTAAATGGTGTTGTTACTATTGCTGCCATAATTTTTTTCCTATTCTATGTTTATAAAACTGCTAGTGTTATATCTATTTATACTACTTACGTAGGTGTTTTCAATAATTTGGTCACCAAATAAATCTATTCTTTGATTAGAATCAAACTTTCTAGTAGAGTTATAAAAACTATTTCCTTTTAATTTAAAATAATTATTTACAGAGTGTAGATGATTTAATAAGATAATAAGAATCATGTTTGTATCCTTAGCTCTTTTTTCAGTTACACCAGAAGAACTTAAAGTAATTCTAGGGTCGACTGTATATCCATAACCTCTGTTACTAATATTTATGCTCGATATTTCTGAAGGATTCAGTAAAGCTTCAGCTACTGCTCCAGTACCTCCGCCTCCAGTAAATGTTATTGTAGGAGCTGTTGTATATCCTGAACCAGCATTATATACAAACACTCCATCTATTTTTCCTATACTATTAATAGTTGCATAAGCCTGTGCAGTTACTCCACTTGATGGAGCACTAATAGTAACGGAAGGATTTGATGTATAGCCTGAGCCTCTCTCTGTTAACCTTATATGTTCGACAGAGGTTTGTTCTAAAACGAAGTTAGCTACAGCCTGTACATTACTTGATAAAGCTACGCCATCTGCATCAACCGCATCGGGTTCTGCAATATTAATACTGGGAGCTTTACGATATGTTTTATTTGCTAACCCTGGGAAGAATATATCATCAATTGTTGTTTGTGTTAATGTAGCATGTGCTGTTACATCAATTGCAATTGAAGTATATCCTGAGCCTGCATTTGCTATTGTTACACTATCAATCCTACCAAAGCTATCAATGGTACAAGTAGCCGCGGCATTACTACCACCAGTACCGGTAATTGTAAGTGTAGGTGCAGAGGTATAACCATATCCTGGTTGTACAATTTCAATATTATTAATTGCTCCATTCAGTAATGCTACAGACATCTGTGCATTTCTAAAAATCCTTGCGGATAGAGTAGGGGTAAATGTAGAAACGAAGCTTTCCACAAGTCTCATAATATCTTCTAATCCAATTACACCGAACTGTATACCAGGCATAGATGATAGGGTGCTCCTATTATTTCTGCCGTATGCTTTAACTGTTTGTGAGACCTCACCAGTTTCAACATTTAATTGTGCGCCGACTTTCGCTTCTTCTAAAGCGTCGGTTATTGAATTACCAAAGTTACCAACACTATCATAGGCTTGTGCACCTTGCCTAAATGTTGTAGTATTATTTGGTAATGTCACTGAACCAGTATATGTGAAAGATGTTTGTCGAGTGTTATCACCTAATGAGCTTCTTAATAAATTAAGGAAGAGAAGAATCTCTCCAAAGAATATAAACCCTGCTGGGTGTACTAATTTATTAAATACATTAGACCATGTCTCTACATTATTCCCTGTTTTAATTAAGTAAGAATATTTTTGATATCGATTACTGTCATGTATTCTAATATCCTTTTCTGATATAAATCCAGTTCTAGTTGAGAACTGATTCACACCAGCATTCCATGTACCTGCTGATGGTATTAAAGTATTATCCCATGGATACTCTACTTCAACATCATCATTAAATAATAATCTAAAAAAGATTTCAATGGAGTTATCACTACCACGAATCTTATAAAAATCAACAATCTGTTTATACAGATTTCTCTTATTAACTGTCAAGTCTTTTGGTATAGATGCTGCGATTTCTTTTTGCATCTGTGCCAAATAGTTATCATCATTTTTATCGATGTCCATTGCTTCTTCGATGGCATTTAGAATATACGATGGACCTGGGCCTACCCAGTTTCTGATAGAGGCTTTTAAGCTACAGCTTAATGAATTGTATTGGTTATCCTTTGCACCATCATCATCTAAAAATTCAATAGTGTAGGTCTTTCCTAAATTGGTTTCTGAATTAGCTAATGTGCCAGGTAAGTCATTTCCATTTGAAATAACTATATTAGTATTAGCTGTTGTTAAATCTATTGTGGTTGTGCCAATTTTTAATACTGATAAAGAACCTGTGGTATCGTGGAAGAATTGATTGTTGTCTCCCTCTGGGTCCCTTATTCTAAATACGGCTTTCCCATCTAATATTATATCTGTAAAATTTTCTGTGTCAGTATAGATAAATTCGTCCATGTTCATGAACTCATAATATTTTTTTAATAAGTTTTCAATACCACCAGAAGTACCAAGTGAGTCTAAAATCTCAGATGGTATTAGTTGTTTGATATTTAAATCTTCTTTAGTCTTTCTTTTAGTTGACCCGATAGATTCAATATATCCTGGTGATGATTTTTCACTCATATTATCTTAACCTTGAATTTGTTCTGTATGATATTGAACCAGAAGAACCTGCTGTAGTAATAGTATCAACTTCAGCTGTTACATTTACTTTTGAAGAATCAATATTGAGTAACTGATTTCTTGTTGGTGCAATATCTAAACTGTTTGGTGTGACTGTAATTCTAATTGTAGTATCAGTATCAAGTGAGAAGCTATGTAATGTAATCCTTCCCTTAGATACTTCTACTTCTCCAGCATCTTTAATCACTGTAATGTTTTCGTTATCTACAATTTTATATACAATAACTCTTCTGTTACTACTTCCTGTAATTGGAATATCTCCAAAGAAATGTGGAGTACCATTAATGTTAAATGATGTTGATGTTAGTACAAAATCTGTTGAGCTACCTGACTCAAAGAATGGGTCAGCAAATGTTAATATAAAGTTATTCTGATTAACATTTATTTTACCAGCAATCTCTTGATACATATAAGGACGCACTGTACTATTTAAAATAGCAGGGTCAGCTCTATCAATAAGATTTAATAACTGTGAATGCCTAAAGACACCATCGAATTTATTTAAGTTATTAAAGTTATAATCTGATATGACATCTTTAATTAATGATTCTAAATCTACAGATGTTCTATCTGTTAAGTTTGGATTATATTTAAAGAAGACATCCAACTCTAGATTAGTCGATTCAGGGTCGACCAACTCTGGGGTAATACTCACAATGTTCTTTCCTTTGAGAATATTATTTTTAATATCTGATTTTTCTGAATCAGTAAGAACATCAGCTGTTAATGGCTTACC